CACGCGCGCAGATTTTCACGGAAAAGTGAAAAAGTTAAGCTTGGTAATTTGGGTAATTGAGGTGTTTTAAAGTGGGTGTGCGACCTGTACCGACAAAAATCCTGGAACAACGCGGAAGCTGGCGAGCGAAGACGCGACCAGACGAACCGCAACCGGAGCCAGCAAAAATCGAACCGCCAAAATTTCTGAAAGCTGCGGACAAAAAGTATTTCCGCGAAATGGTCGAGACTCTTTTTTCCTGCGGGATCATGACGCGCGTTGATGGTGGAAGTTTCACGCGCTATATCACCAGCTTTGGCCGCTGGGTTGAAGCCGAGCGCGCGCTGGCCGAAGGCGAGCCGACGCATTACGAAATTCGTGACGACGCTGGCAACGTAAAGGGTGTGGTTATGTCCAAGGCGTACGCAACCGTTTGCAAGGAACACGAAAGACTTCTAAAGCTGGAACAGGAATTTGGTTTAACACCTGCTTCGCGCCCACGCCTGCAAGCAGTCAAGCCGACAAAGGACGCCATCGAAGAAATCTTTGGGGAACTTGCTTGATAAAATCACGGAATAAATCTGGCAATCAGGCGAATAACGATCATAAGATCGTTCACTTTTTTTCGCACTATCTCAAGCACACCAAGGGAGAGTGGGCCGGTAGCGCGTTTGAGTTGCAAGTCTGGCAAAAGACTTTTTTGAATCAGCTTTTCGGGACGCTTCGCCCGGATGGCCTGCGCCAGTACCGCACCTCGTATTTGGAAGTACCGCGCAAAAATGGAAAATCCACGCTGGCCGCAGGCATGGCGCTATACCTTTTGATGCTTGATGGCGAGGCCGGTGCGGAAATCTACAGCGCTGCGGCAGATAAAGAGCAGGCAAGTATTGTGTTCAACCAGGCGGTTCAGATGGTTGAAGCGCATCCAAACTTAGTAAAGCATTTAAAAATCTACAAAAACAAAACGATTGTTTACGACGCCAAGGGCAGCGTCTACCGCGCCATTTCCAGCGAAGCGTATTCCAAGCATGGATTTAGCGCGCATGGAATTATTTTTGACGAAGTCCATGCACAACCCAACCGCGAACTTTGGGACGTGCTAACAACTTCCACAGGCGCACGTCGTCAGCCGCTGACGTTTGCAATCACAACCGCAGGTTGGGATAGGCAAAGCCTTTGCTGGGAACTTCACGAATACGCAAAACAGGTGAACGAAGGCATCATTAAGGATGATACTTTTCTTGGCAAAATATTTACCACAGACAAGGACTGGAAGACGCAGGAAGCTTGGCAGGAAGCTAATCCAAACTATGGAATCAGCGTCAAGCTGGATTATTTTAAAAGGTCGGTGGTCGAGGCTGAATACAATCCAAGCAAAGAAAACGTCTTTCGCAACTTGCATTTGAATCAATGGACTCAACAAGAAACGCGATGGTTAAATCTGGATCGCTGGGACGCCTGCCAGCGTGAATTTCCAGACCTCAGCGGAAGGCGCTGTTTTGCTGGCTTGGACTTGTCGTCAACCTTGGATTTAACTTCCCTTGTGCTTCTGTTTCCACCGCTTGAGGAAGATGAACCTTACTGGGTTCTTCCGTTTGTGTTTGCACCGGAAGACGCAGCACGCGAGCGCGAACGCAGCAATCGCCAGCGGTTAGATATCTGGATTCGTGAAGGCTTGATCATTACTTCGCCTGGGCGCGTTCTCGATTACCAAGTTGTGATTGATAAGGTTGATGAGTTGGCAGAAAAATACGACATCGCAGAAATAGCGGTAGACCGATGGAACATTAACCAAGCGGTCAAGCGCCTCGAGGCTATTGGAAAAGAACACGGGCGGGACGAATGGCTTGTTGGCTTTTCGCAAAACTTTTCCGCGATGAGCGCACCGATCAAAGAATTGGAAACCATGGTAGTCGGTGGCAGCCGCATTGCGCACGACGGCAACCCGGTTCTTCGTTGGATGTTTGGAAACGTCCAGGTTGTCCGCGACGACGCAGGCAACGTGAAATTCACCAAAAGTAAATCAACGGAAAAAATTGATGCCATGGTTGCCTTGACCATGGCGCTTGGCCGCGCGATGGTCGCGCCGCAGCAAGAGCAATGCGTTTACGATACGAGAGGGGTCGAATTCATATGATGCAATCAATAAGGAATTTCTTCTCTCGCGCTCTTTCACTTTCTGGCGGAAGCCTGCGCGACCCGCGCCTTAATGAAATATTTGGTTCAAGCAGCGTTGCCGATGCTGGCGTGAGTGTCACGCCATGGACAGCGCTCAACTATTCCGCTGTGTTCGCCGCGGTTCGCATCATCTCAGAAGCGGTTTCCTCCCTGCCGCTTCACCTTTACGAACGCCTCCCGAACGGAGGTAAGCGGCGGGCCAGCGGAACGCCTTTGTATTCTTTGGTGCATGATGCGCCTAACGACGAAATGGGAAGCCTTCAATGGCGCGAAGCTTCGATGGCGCATTTACTGTTGTGGGGGAATTCCTACAGCGAAATTGTGCGCGACTTGGAAGGCAACGCGGTCGAGCTTTGGCCGCTGGACCCAAGCCAGGTAAAGCCAACACGCACCGCAAACGGTGATCTGTTCTACGATGTTGGCGGCAAGGTGGCGCTACCGCGTGAAAACGTCCTGCACGTTTCCGGGCTTTCCTTTGATGGCATTTCGGGAATATCGCCCATCGCGCAGGCGAGGCAGTCGATTGGTCTTGCTCTTGCTATTGAGCAATTTGGCGCTGGCTTCTTTGGACGCGGTGCGCGTCCTGGCGGAATCTTAACTTTCCCTGGGCAGCTAAGTTCCGAAGCGCGTGCCAACCTGCGCCGCAGCTTTGAAGATCTTCACAGCGGCAGCGGCAATTCGCACCGCGTCGCGTTGCTCGAGCAGGGCTTGAAGTGGGAATCCATTGGCGTACCGCCGGACGATTCGCAATTTCTGCAAAGCAGGGAATTCCAAGTGATTGAGATTTGCCGCTGGTTCAACCTGCCACCGCACAAATTAAAAGAACTGGCGAAGATGAATTATAATTCGCTGGAACAAATGAATGTTGAATTCTTGACAGACACTTTGCGCCCGTGGTTGGTGCGCTGGGAACAACAGTTAAACCGCAAGCTGTTGCGCAGACAAGACCGCGAGCGATTCTTTTTTGAACACGCGGTTGAGGGAATCTTACGCGGTGATCTACAAAGTAGATACACAAGCTACTCAATCGCTCGCAATTGGGGATGGTTGAGCGTTAACGAAATTCGGGAAAAGGAAAACCTCAATCCGGTGGATGGCGGCGACACATACCTTACACCGCAAAATATGGCACCAGCAAACGGTCCATCGCCTGATCCAGCGGCAGCGCAGAGCGCGCAGCAAGTGACCAACGCGCAAGACCCTACTTTGATTCGAAGCGATCTTGGCGCGGAAAAGGAACAGGCTATATTGATCCGACTTCTTGAAGACGCAGGCAACCGACTGCAATCCATTGAATGCAACGCGGTGAAGCGCTTTGCGAACAAGCCGAGCGAGTTCCTTGAAAAGATTGGCAAGTTTTGCGAGGAACACAGGACGCGCGTCGTAAGCGCGTACGCGCCAGTTTTGGAAGCTTTCAGCCGCCAGCATGAACTGGAAGAACACGTGCAAAGGCACCTTGACGTATTCAGCAAGCTTTGGGTTGAGTTCTCAGGAACGGTAACCGCGTCAAAACTATCCGAGGAAGTAGAAAAGAAAATCAATTCCATCAGAGGCAATAACCATGACCAGTAAAATTGAAAAGCGCGTTTCGTGCGAGTTGCGTCTTTCACCAGACAGCAAAAAAATAATCGGCTACGCAGCGGTTTACAATCGCGCCAGCGAAGACCTTGGCGGCTTTATTGAATATGTTCGTCCTGGCGCGTTTGACCGCTCGCTGAAAAGCAATCCAGACGTGCGCGCGTTGATCGACCATGACCCAAGCTTGATTCTTGGAAGAACGCTTTCTGGAACGCTGATACTAGAAAGTGATACTACAGGTTTGAAGGTTACGATTGACCCGCCGCCGACGACCTACGCAAGCGACCTGCTTACGGTCATGCAACGTGGCGACGTGTCGCAAATGTCGTTTGCATTCACCAGCGCTGTCGATGACTGGAAACTGGTAGATGGTCAGCGCACGCGCGACTTGATCGACCTTGATCTTGTCGATGTCAGCGTGGTCACTTACCCGGCTTATCCAGATACATCCGTGGCGGTGCGCGCGCTGGTCGGTATGCAATCCGAAAAAGACTTGAAAAAGCTTCATGAAGAGCTAGCCGCCAGCCGCGCCCGCGCGTTGCGGCTTCGCCGAATGTAAGCAAAATAGCTTAGTTTTCCTTACAACACAGATACGGGTGGGGAAAAATCCTCACCCGTTTTCGTTTTCTTGCCACGCAATTTGACAGATTTGAAATCCATGGTCGAATGTAACTAGTTCGAGGTCGCGTAGTCTTTACGCGCGATTTCCCGACAACGGGGATCGTGCGTCTTTAGATACGCTTACTAAGCATATCCGCATTGATCCTTAAGCATTCTGCTAAAGGATTAAACACCATGTCAGAAGTTGAAAACTTGCGCGAAAAGCGCAACGCGGCTCTTGCTGAAGCCAAAGCCATTCACGCCAAATCAGAAGAGCGCGCTTTGACACCAGAAGAACAAGCCGCCTTTGATGGCCTAATGGCTGAGGTCGATGACCATGAAGCAAGAATAGCAGCTCTTGAAGGCGCCGCACCGCAGGCAAACGACAACGCCGACGCCGCTGTTGCCCGCTCTGCCAAGCTGGCGAAGGCAGACGAAGCTTCCAAAAAAGTTTCCGTTCGCAAGACTGCGCCGATTGAAGCGCCTGCTTTTGTTCGCGACCTCAACGATAAGCAGTCAACCGAAGACAAGAAACTTGCGCTTCGCGGCTGGCTTGGTTACCACTCAATCGAAGGCATTACCGACCGCCAGCGCGAAGCCGCTCAGCGCAGCGGGCTTGACCTTCACAACAACAAGCTTTCCTTCAGGCTTGGCGGAAAAGCGCCGCGTAATATTCAGGAAGCGCGCGCGCAGTCTCTCACCGGTTCCGCCGGTGGTTATACTGTGCCGCAAGGTTTCTTGAACCAGCTTGAGGAATCTTTGCTTTCCTTCGGTGGTATGCGCGAAGTTGCTCAGGTGATTCGCACCGACAGCGGAAACGATTTACCGATTCCGACTGTTAACGACACCGGCAACGTAGGCGCTATCCTTGCCGAAAACAGCCAAGTATCTGAACAGGATATGACATTTGCACAGATCACTTTGAAGGCTTACAAATACTCTTCAAAGCTTGTGCGCGTGTCTGCTGAACTTCTGCAAGACACCGCGATTGATTTGGAATCTTTCATCGGAAACGCTTTGGGTACTAGAATTGCAAGAATTCTAAACACCCATTTCACGACCGGTGACAATTCCAGCAAGCCGCAGGGCGTCGTAAATGCTGGAACTGGTGTTACCTGCGCCAGCGCTTCGGCGATCACCTACGCTGAATTGCTGGATTTGCAGCACAGCGTTGACCCTGCTTATCGTGCAAATGCTCGATTCATGATGCACGATTCAACCTTGAAGGCAGTTCGCAAGCTTGTGGACGGTCAGCAAAGGCCAATCTTCCAGCAGGACATCACAGGCGCTTCGCCTGGGACCTTGCTTGGTTGGCCAATCGTGATCAATCAGGACGTTGCCTCGATTGCTGCCGCCGCCAAGGTTATCGTTGCTGGTGATTTTTCCAAGTACCTTATCCGCGACGTAACCGACTTTACTCTGTTGCGTCTGGAAGAAAGGTACGCAGACTACCACCAAGTCGGCTTTGTTGGCTTCAGTCGTCACGATGGCCGAATCCTTGACGCAGGCACCGACCCGCTCAAGGTGATGGCAATGGCGGCTAGCTAACCATGAAGGTTAAATTCCTTACCTCAGTTGCTGGCCTAAATTTTGGTTACGACTGTAACCTGGTTTATGATCTGCCAGCATTTGAGGCCGAGGGTGCGATTCAAAAAGGTTGGGCGGTTTCCGTGGAAACCGCTCAGCCGAGCGCACCAGTAGAAACCAAGAAAATCGAAAAGGCAATTTCCAAGCGAGCGAAGGAAAAGCGATGACAAAAGTAACGTCCGCGCCAGCGCTGGAACCGGTAACGCTTCAGGAAGTGAAACTTCATTGCCGGATTGATTCTCTTGAAGATGACGACCTTGTTAATTCGCTGATTTCCGCAGCGCGTCAACTTATTGAAACACAAGCGGGCATTCGCTTGGTAACGCAGACGATTCAAGACGACCGCGACGAATGGCCGGACGTTTGGTATCTCGAAGGGCCGGTGCAGTCGGTAAGTTCCGTCGACTATCTAGACAGCGACGGCAACTGGCAAGAAGTTGATTTGACCGACGTGGACATTGACACCGCCGCCAATCCTGCGCGCGTTGCGCCAGGTGTTGACCTTGATTGGCCAGAAGTTTACGGCGGAATGGGTTGCGTTTCCATTACTTACGTTGCTGGGTACGGCGCTCCGAGCGCGGTTCCTGCAATCTTAAAACAGGCTATTAAGCTTTTGGTCGCGCATTGGTACGCCGTAAGAGAAACGGTAAACGTTGGCAATATTGTGAATGAAGTTCCTTATACGGTTGATGCAATTGTAAAAATGTTTCAGCGAGGAATCATTCAGTAATGATCAAGGCCGGTGAACTTACGCAGCGTGTGAACCTTCAGCGCCAAGCTGGCAACAGCGTGGACGCGTACGGGCAACCGATCAACGTTTGGGGAACTTACGCGACCGTGTGGGCTAGCGTTCGCCCGCTGTCTGGTAGAGAACAGGAAATCGGAGCGGCGCGTGGTGCCACGCTTTCGCACCGCGTGCGCATTCGGCACCGCAAGGATGTAAGCCACGGCGACAGAATCATGATGGGTTCGCGCGTTCTGGAAATCATCAGCGTTCGAAACATTGACGAAGCTTCTTGGGAACTGGAAATCGACGCCGTCGAAAGGGGTTCCTGATGCCACGCGCTTCAGTCAGTCTTGATATATCGAGTTTAAAAAGCTTGATTAAATCCATGGAAGAGATTGATAAAAAAGTTAGAAACAAAGCGCTTAAAGACGCATTGAAGGAAGGGCGAAAGATTTATCTGAAAGCTGCCAGAGGGAATGTTCCTACCAAATATAAGATTTTAAAAAAGGCTTTAGGATTCCGCGAGCGTTTCAAATTTGCCAAGGGTTTTGCGTATTCAATCATCGGTCCAAAGCGTCGAGCAGGAAAAACTATTGACGGCAAAAACAGAATACCGACAAAGTATGCGCATTTTGTTGAATACGGAACGGCAGCGCATTCTATCAAGAAAAATTCCAGAACTGGAAAAGGTGTGCTTGGTTTTGCCAAAAGATTGATTTTATCTTTTGGCGGAGCTTATAGGCATCCTGGCGCCGCTCCGAATCCATTCCTTAGAAAATCTTGGGACCAAAATAAAAGTTCTGTTCTTAGCGCCATGGAAAAAATACTAAAGTCCGCAATTGAAGGGGGAAGCGTTTGAGCGCAGCCAAGGCCATGCGAGCGCGTTTGGTTTCCGATGCGACCGTTACCGGTCTTGTTGGCCAGCGTATTTATCCTGGCAAAGCGCCGCAGGATACCACGCTTCCTTATGTCGTCTATCACAGGATTTCCACGACGCGCACGCCAACGCTGGGTGGACCGACCAACGTTCCAGAAACACGAATGCAACTGGACATTCTAGCAGCAACCCAAGCAAGCGCGGAACAGGTGGCCAACGCTGTTCGCAGCAGACTCGACGGATACACCGGGACAAGTGCCAGCGTTTCGGTTCTCTCCTCGGTGGTCGAGGATGAGCAGGATTTAAGCGAGGCAATCGACGGGTCAGATTCCCTTTATTACCGCGTGGTAATGGACGTTCTGATTCAGTACCGAGAATAGGAGAGTTTACCATGGCAGCGGCTGCAAGCTACGGCGCAACGATCACGATTGGCGGAACTTCGATTACCGGCGTTACGGATATCACGCCGCCATCGTACCAGCGCGGAACGATTGACGTTACCCATCTTGGCTCAACCGGAAGAGCTAAGGAATATATTCCTGGCCTGCTGGACGGCGCGGAAATGACCGTATCCGTAATATGCGGCGCGGGAACCGGTATCGGAACCGTTGCCGGTTATGTGGACGATTACGGCGCCAACGAAGCCAAAGCGGTTTCCATCGCGCTTGCTGATAGCGCTGGAAGCTGTTCGTTTAACGCAATCGTTACCCGTGTTTCCATGGACGCTGTCAGCGTCGGTGACAACACCGTTAAAGCAACTATCGGACTGAAACCAACCGGCGTTGTTACCTACACGCTGACATAATAAGGATTTGTAATGATTGACAAAGCAAAATTGCTTTCCGCTAATTCCGCCTTCAAGCTTGGGGAACTAGAACTTCCTGAGCTTGAAGGCAAAGTCTACTTGCGCGTTCTTTCTTCAAGGGAACGCGACGCGCTCGAGGCAGAATTTACGGACGCAAAAAACAGTCTTTCCAAGCTGGACAACGTGCGCGCCAAATTGGTCGTTCGCGCGGTCGCAGACGAGAACGGCAAACGCCTGTTTTCGGATGACGAAATCAACGCGGTCGGTGACCTGCCAGCGCCTTTTGTGTCAAAGATTTTTGACGCAGCGGCGCGGCATAACGGCATGACGTCCGACGCGGTGGAGACTGCAAGAAAAAACTAATCGAGCGACCGACCAGGCGATTTCTTTTTCGCTTGGCCGGTCACCTGAAAAAAACAGTCGGCGAGATTCTCGACACCGTGGACAGCGCCGAGCTAACGGATTGGATGGCGTATTCAACGCTGGAACCGCTTGACGGTGACCGCGCGGACATTCACGCCGCGCAGGTCTGCGCAATGATGGCAAATCAATGGCGCGGAAAAGATTCCAAGTTGTTTGAAGTCGTGGATTTTATACCTGACTGGTACTCGGTAGCGAAGCCGAAAAAGAACGAGTTTGCAGCGTTTAAGGCGTGGATGGTTGCAGTCGGAACACCAAGAGGCTAAGTGATGGCAAAAACAATCGGCGCTCTCTCGGTTGGTATGTCACTATCTGTTGGTGACTTTATTTCCAACATGAGTAAAGCGCAAAAGAAAGTTTCCGACTTTGGCGATAATGTAACTAAATCAACTTCAAGCATTTCCAAAAATGTAACGAACTTAATTACGCTTTCGAATTTTGGTAACAAGTTTGTTTCTTCTGCTGAAAAAGCAACCAGCGCCATCAAGTACGTTTACGGAGCCGCCGCCGCCGGTCTGGCCGCTTATGGCGTTTACAAGTTTTATGATCGCGCCATTGAAGCTTTCAAAAAAACAGAAGATGTAATGGTTCGTATTCGAGGGCTTTCCGAAAATATTGGCGCCGAAAAGATTAGTTCTGTTCTTGAAGACATTTCTTCCAAGGGAAGAATTGCAATTGATGTATCGGGTGGACTTGCAGCAAAAATGCTGGCCGCTGGAATCAACAGCGATTCAACGGCAAGGATGCTTGAAAGCTTTGGTCAGTCTGCCAAAGCTGCCGGTTCTGGCGCGTCTGAAGTTTTTACCAAGCTGGGCGAGATTTCCCTGGCGCTGATGTCCACCGGTGAAGTGAACGCGCAAAGCTTTGCAGAACTTGCCAGCATGGGCTTGCCTGTTTATGAAGCGCTGGCGCAAAGGCTTTCTAGCGTGACTGGCGAAGCCATCAGCGCCGAGCGCGCCATGGCCATGCTTGCTGGCGGCCAGGTAAGCGGAACGAATGCGCTTAACGCGCTGGTCGGACTGAGTGGAAACGACAAAGTAAAGGCGCAGGCAGAAGCGCAGGCGAACACGCTTTCAGGAATCTACGCGCAGCTTGCCGGTGAGATTGAAGGATTTTTTGCCACCATGGGCGGCGCAATAGCGGAAGCGCTGGACCTAAAGGGATTCAATCAAGTATTGATTGATTTTATTCAAAGCCTAAAAACAAATTTTGATTCAAGTTTAAGGCCAGCAATTGAAAATATAGGGATAGCGCTTGCCGCTGTGCGTGATGTTCTTTTTGCTGCGTTTAGAGGTCTTGTTGATTTCTTTGCTCGCTTTGGAGAAACGGATGGAATGATTCAAGATAGGGTTTCCAGCGTTCGCTCTGCTGTCGTTTCATTCGCTCAAAGTGTTGTTGCAGTATTTGCCCAATTTGCTGACATGGCAACAAAAGCAATTCAAGAGCTAGTAAATCTTGCAGGTGGCGCAAAACTTCTAGGTAAGTTTGCTGCTGCTGGTGCGGCTGGTGCCGGTGCCGGTGCCGCGGTTGGTTCCGTGTTGCCTGGCATTGGAACTGGCATTGGCGCTGGTGTTGGCTTTTTGTCAGGCGTCTTGGGCGTTTCCATGAGCAACGAACGCTTTGGTGAAAATGCTGATTTTTCTGCTGTAAGAGCTAATATGGAAAAAATGTTTCAAGGCATAAACGACACTATTGGCCAGGTTGGAAGCGATGCCGCAGCAAATTACCTTAAAGGATTCATTACAGGATTACAAAACAGCTTCGAGAACAAAAAAGACAACCTTGAAAAAGCTTTATCCATCGACATGAAGGGTTTCTTTGTCAATCTTCAAAGCGGCATTGCATCCGGTGAAATTGGTTACACAACGTTTCTTTCTCAATTAGCTAACGGAACCGCTTCCGCTATTGCAATTTTCAAGCGCCAAATGGAACTCGGAAACATGAGTACCGACCAGTTCCAAGAATCCATTGGGGAACTGGAAACGCGCGCGCTCAAAACGCTTGATATTGCGTTGAAGGAAGGCAAGATAACCAACGAGGAATACGGCGCCAGTATTGAGCGCCTTTATAAACAGCTAGATTCCCTCAAGCCGCCAGAGGATATTATAGCGCCAACCATTCCGACCAAATTGCCCGACTGGATTCAGCAGCTTACAGAAAAGAAAAGTCCGCTTGATACGTACCGCGAGAAACTTGCGGAACTTGAAAACGCGCTGAACACAGGCCAGATATTGCCGGACGCGTTCGCCGAAGGCGCAACCATGCTTGCGGACGAACTTGAACGCGCCGTAGGCAGCGTGGAAGCGCTCAAGAACCCTGGCGCCTTGCTGGCAGGTTCGCGCGAAGCGTTCTCGCAGGTGCTTAAGATTCAGAATCAAGGCAGCGGTGAGAACCCGCAACAGCGCCTTGCACGCCTGGCAGAGCGCGCCAACGAACTGGCACAACAGCAGGCACGCACACAAGAGCAGATTCTTGCCGCAACGCTCAACAATAATCCAATCGTTACGGCTACATTCGGGGGTTAATCCATGGCAGTAACCGGAACAGTAGAAACGTTTGAAGGCCGCAGCGCTAGCGACGACAGCAAAGCCCAAGTGACCATGAGGCGCACCTTCCTTGTGCGCACGAACAACAATTACGACGACGCGGCTACCGTGGCGCTTGGAAATATTCCTGCTATGTTCAGTGTGCATCCGAACTATAGCAAAGCCTTTGTTGTTGGCCGAGACTTTCAACCAACGGAAGATCCGCAGCTTTGGAAAGTGGTCGTTAGTTATTCAAGCAACCTGGACACAGTCACGCCGAGCAGTTCACCGAGCGCGCCGCAAACGCCGGAAGTAGCGAAGCAGCAGCAGGGAAGTTCACCAGCGGAACGCGTGGTAAATCCATTGCTCAGGCCAACTGACGTGGATTTTTCCACCGTGGACAGGCCAAAATTATTGCTTCAGGATTACCACACAACACCACTTGCGGTAGTCAATGCAATCTTTGAAAAGTTTGATCCGCCGGTTGAAACGGAACGACCGGTTTTGAATATGCACTTGGAATTTAATACGGCAACCTTTTTGGCTGCCGACTGGATGGACAGGGTGAAGACGGTGAACAACGCGGCTTTCTCAGGATACCCGGCGCGTTCCATGTTTCTTGATCGAATCACGGCAAAGCGCGTTTACGAAAACGAGGTTAAATACTGGCGCATTTCGCTGGATATTGCGCTCGATAAAGAGTTATGGGATATACTTGTTTTGAATCACAGTTACTGTGAGATTGACCCAAACACCATGGAAATTAAACCAGCAGAAGCCAAGTCGGGAAAGCCGTTTCCAAATGGCGTGATTCTCGATGACGAAGGTTTCCGACTTGATGCGGGCATTGAACCTACGGAAGCCAACGGCGGCTTGATTCGCTTTTACAAATACAAGCCGGTTAGTTGGTCATGGTTGACACCGATTTACAATAACATTCTCTAGAGGTTTCCCAATGCGCTTTGCGTTTGGTGAAGACGAAGTCCGCAGAATAGCCAAGACCGTGAAGGTCGTTGAGCAAGGACAGGGAAGCTTTGGCCTTGTCGCTTCGGGGCCGCGTCATGTCGGCTCACACATAAGCGTTGTAAAGGTCACTTCCACCGGAACACCATACGCCAGCGGTTACCGGCTCGATTTCAACGCGCAAGACGTTAACTTGCTGCAACTCGACGCGGTGAAGGTGCGGGAAGTCAGTAACCGGACCCTTAGCGCAAACAGTTATTACCTTGGCTTTTTTAGCGGATACTACAACGGAATTCCTGTTTTTCTGGTATCTGCCGCAAGCGGAACGGCTGGCAGCGGAAGCGGTAGCGGCTCAGGTGGTTCCGGTGGTACTGGTTCGGGCGAATGCTTTGACGTGATTCAAAGCATATCTTGTACCGATGGCGAACTATCCGTAACCTACGCAACCATTTGCCCGGATAGCGGAACCGCCGTTATTGTCGGTCAACAAACTGGAAACTATTCAATCACCACGCGTTACTCGGTTACAGGTGGCGGAAAGCTGAACAGCTTCACGCCAATCAATCTGGTTGGCGATGTTGCTTCACCGACTTCGCTACAATACTACGGCACAAATTCTAATTCGATTCGCGGATGGTACGACTTGCCAAGCGGCACCGAATCAACCATGTCGATTACTGGCAAGGGAACGGTTGCAAGTCCAATCAAGTTTGTGAATGATCAGACAACGCCAGGAAACTTGAAACTGTACGGAACCGATGGTTCCGGTGTTCGCGGCTGGTACGATATCGCAGGGAATCAAGAAACAACCATGAGCGTTACCGGTGATGGTAGCATTGCCACACCGATTAAGCTGGTGAATGACGAAGCTTCACCGGCTGGAAATTATGTTTATGGAACGACGACGCTCGGCGTTAAGGGTTGGGTTCCTGCTGTTTCATTTGATTATGTTGACCCGCTTTTTGATAACCTTGACAGCAGAATTACCGCAATAGAAAACGCACCGTACGCCACACAAGGATACGTTACAACCGCTGTAAGCAACGAGGCAACAGACCGCAACAACGCGGACATTGCTTTGGACGGCAGAATATCAACGCTGGAATCTTCCGTTATTTCGATCAATGCTTCCATTTCCACAATCAACGCGAACATAACCACGCTTCAAGGTGATATATCAAACATCAACGGCGACATTTCCACGATCAATAATACGCTGACAACAGTTCAATCAAACATAACTAATTTGCAATCTGACGTTAGCACGCTACAGAGTGACGTTAGCACGATTCAATCTGATTTAACATCTGCCCAAAGCAATATAACCACGCTTCAAGGTGATGTCACAACTTTGCAGACTGGACTTTCTACGGCAGAAGGAAACATTACCACGCTTCAAGGCGATTTGGCCACCGCGCAAAGCGACATTGCGACGCTACAAAGCGACTTGGCAACCGCTCAATCGGATATCGCAACTTTGCAATCAGACCTCGCAGCAGCGCAAACAAATATATCTACGCTGCAATCGGACTACACGGCGTTGGAAGCGCGCGTCACGGCAGGGGGATTGTAATGGCGCTTAATCTTACGCCAAATGCAAGCACAATAAACTCGTTAACCTGCGTTCCATGTTGTGATAAGTTTGGGTGTTGCAACATAGATGATTTGCCAGAATTCCTTTATGTAACACTTATGCCATTTGTGAAGGAAGAAACAATAACCACAAATCGGGGATTTAGTTTTACATCTGCAATTAGTTTTCCAGGGCTTGGTCCAATTCCATTAATCAAAAAAAGCACGTTAATTAATAATGTTTTTTACGATCCAAATAATTTTCCTACGTCAAGAAAGCCTGCAGCAATGGACCCAGGTTCTGTATCCCAAGATGCGACATACGTTTTTGAATACATTGATCCGGCTTTAGTTGGTCAAGGTGATTTCAACGGTGGCCCATTCAATTTTAATATAACAGAGTTGAAAAAATGGGACATTTTAGACACAGTTATTAACGACAATGGAAATAATATACGAATATATGCCGGCCCTGATTCACCTTTTTTTGGTTTTCCAACAAGTTACGAAGACCCATTGGCTTTTCAGCCATTTCTTAGCACAAGAACACTTAAGGTTATGCGTCTATATTGCGTTGGCAATAGTTATACGCTTGAATGGATGACGCAAGCAAATGACGGCGCAGGTTTTTTTATAACAAACAATTCTGCTGGACAAATTCACCCAGAAGGCAACAAGGTGTTGTCTTCATGTACTCCTTTTTTTGCAAAAGCAACTGGTACAAGATGGTATCCGTTGCACAATTTTTCTTCAGTATATGACCTGGCAACATACGATTTTATTCGCGCTTATGTATACGCTGAGACATATTTGCCAAACGGACCTGTTGTAAATGTTTCAAGGTATAGGACAAAATTTGTTGGTGATTGGAAAGCGATCATAACCGAATGACGCGCCCCTGCACCTGTAACCGTGTCACGTCGTCCGTGTGGGACTCTTCCCAATGCCGATTGTGTTGGCTTGTGCAGTTTGATCAGCGTTACGCCGACCTGTTTATGGGTGGCGGAATCAAAACAATCAAGATTAATCGGCGCGACAATTGCGAACACCTGGGGAAAGTTCTTGAGCGCGCCGCTTGTAATTGTCCTGGCAAATGGGTTCACGCCTGCGCGTTGCATGAACGCTGCCGCACCGGTTCTTCTAATGATGGCGTGCGTTCCTGTCTTTCCTGTTCTGACTACCGGAAGGATGAACCATGAAAGCCGGTGTGGTTATTGGTTCTTATAACTATCCGCGCCTAGTGGAATTGCAGATTAAATTAATCCGCGACCGTTGCGGGGAAGATACGCAGATTCTTGTTTGCGATGACTGTTCGACAGGAACAGCGCTAAACCCTGACAGGGACAGTAAATTTGAAACGCTGTTTCATCTTTGCCACGCCAACCGCGTCACGCTCTGGAGTAATCCAGACAGATTGGGCCACGTTGGCGGCGATTTGGTCAGCTATTATCTTGGCCTACAATGGGCGAAGGCGCTTGATCTGGACGTTTTCTGCAAGCTTTCCCAGCGTTGTCTTGTGGATGTTCAGGACTGGCTACGGACCAGCGCAAGCGGTTTACTTTCAAGCGGACTGGCGACCGGTTGCCAGTCGTGCTTTGAAGGTCCGTACCGTTTGCCGTTGCGTACCGAGGCTATTTTGTTTGATGTGGCGCGCTGGTATCGTCCGGATACTTTGTCCATGCTGTTCCCAAGGCCAATCAAGACGATTGCCGCTGAGGCTCTTGTTTGGGAAGCCATGCGCTTGATTGAAAACGACTTCTGGCGCTGGCCGCTGTTTCAGGAACGGCGAACGGTCAAGGATAAAGGAATCGTCTGGCATTGCTCGCACAGTCGCGCGGACTATGAAAGCGTGGCCAGTCGTTACGGCGTCACGCTGGATGAATCGTTTACTGTCCGCGGCTGGCAAGCGCAGGGGAATTATTGTTAATCCGAGCAATTTGCGAACACATGATACCGAAGGTACTATTGAAAATAGTTCTTTTTACGCGAGGTACTAATGGCAGCATTTTATCACCTAGTGATAGATCAAGGCGCAACCTTGCGCGAAAGTTTCACCTATCGAGATTCCAACAACGCCATTGTAGACCTGACAGGCTACAGCGCGCGTTCGCAAATTCGCACCAGCTACAGCGCGAGCGGCACCGTTCTGAGCGCAACCAGTCAGGCGGGAACCATCTCGATCACAGCGGCGACTGGATTGATTGCGTTTAGTGTTCCTGCCGCCACGACTGCCACGCTGACGCCAGGCAATTACGTCTGGGATTTGGAAATTATTGACCCAAGCGGAATCGTTACCCGCCTTGTCGGCGGCACCTGCACCGTAACACCGGAGGTAACCAAGTGAGCGACCTTCTTGGCGTTCCTGAAAATTCGACCGTGGAAACGCAAGGCGCGCCTTTGCTCGCCACCGAGCAGGGAATTAATTTAACCGTTAATCGAATTGCCGAACTTGTGGAAGTGCAATCACCGGCGCAAATTGAGGTTCAATCCAGCGTTGGCACGTTGACGGTTTACGCACCGGGTCCAGTTGGCGCGCGTGGTCCTGCTGGTCCGCAAGGTCCTGCTGGTGGTCCGATCAATCAGCTTTCGCAGCTTGAAGACGTGTTGCTGGTCAACCTGTCCGACGCCAATCTTTTGAAATATCACAGCGGGTTGCAAAAGTGGACGAACTCGCAATCCGTTGACGGCGGTTCCTTCTAGGAGAGACGATGGCAAATACAATCCGAATCAAAAGACGTTCCTCAAGCGGAAGCGCTGGCGTTAGCGGCGTTACCGCGTACAACGGGGAATTGCTCTACAATGAAGCCGACAACATTCTTTATTACGGTTATGGTGATGCGGGCGGAGGTGTTGCCAGCAGCATCACCGCAATTGCAGGAACTGGAAGCTTTTGCACGCTGGGAACTTCGCAGACGGTCACAGGCGCCAAAACGTTTAGCGCAGCTACCACTTTTTCTAATTCCGTAAGTTTTACAAATACTTCCCTTACTTTCCCTTCCGGTTTTCAGCTTCCGGTTAATCGAGGTGGAACCGGCTCGGATACCGCCAGCGGTGCGCGTTCCAATCTTGGCGCCGCGGCAAGTGGCGCGAATTCCGACATTACTTCCATTACTGGATTGACTACAGCGCTAACCGTGGCGCAGGGTGGAACAGGTTCCACAACGGCAAGCGGCGCGCGCTCGAACCTTAGCGCAGCGGCAAGCGGTGCGAATTCGGACATCACTTCGATTACCGGCTTAACAACTGCTTTAAGCGTTGCGCAGGGTGGAACCGGTGGCACAACCGCAGCGCTGGCAAGAACTAATCTTTTGCCTTCATTTACCGGGGCGGGTGGCAAATACCTTGCTGTAAATTCAGGCGCTACCGACATTGAATACGTAACCGCTACCAGCGGCACCGTGACCAGCGTATCTCTTACCGTTCCAACTAGCGTCTTGAGCGTGAGCGGTTCACCAATCACCAGTAGCGGAACGCTAGCGGTTTCCCTGGCGAATCAGAGCGCAAACGTGATCTTCGCAGGACCAACCACAGGCGCGGCTACAACGCCAACCTTCCGCGCGTTGGTGGCAGCGGATATACCGGCGCTCAGTTACCTTGCGTCCAGCGGTGGAACGGTTTCCGGGAATGTTATCGTTACAGGAAATTTGACCGTTCAAGGCACGACAACTACCGTAAGTTCAACGACCTTAACTGTAGCCGACAAAAACATTGAACTGGCCACCGGTTCCAGCACAGACGCAGCAGCCGATGGAGGTGGTATTACGCTACACGGCGCAACCGACAAAACTTTGAACTGGGTTGATTCAACCGATTCGTGGACATCCAGCGAGCATATCGACCTTGCCAGCGGAAAAGCTTTTAAGATCAATGGCACAACCGTTTTAAGCGCTACCACGCTTGACGGCGTAGCGGTGGACGGGGGAACCTTCTAAGCGTGGCAAACACGATCAAGCCAAAACGAAGTTATACCGCATCGGCAACGCCAACGCTTGCCGCTGGGGAACTCGCCATTCAGGCAGCAGATAAAAAAGTGTTTATTGGCAACTCTGGTGGCACAGGAAATATCTTAGTTGCCAGCCTGAACGGTGCGGACATTATCGGAACGGTTGCCAGCGCAACCAGCGCAACAACAGCAACGTCGGCAACCAGCGCAACAACTGCAACTAATCTCGCCGGTGGTGGTGCAGGGCAATTGCCTTACCAGTCGGCAAGTGGTACGACTGCAATGCTGGCGGCTGGAACGGCTGGCAACCTGCTACAGTCTAACGGCACCAGCGCGCCAAGCTGGGTGGCATCACCTGGTGTGCCAACTGGGTCGGTATTTCCGTACATTGCTTCAACAGCGCCAACGGGCTATCTTTTAGCAGATGGGTCGGCTGTTTCGCGAACTACCTACGCCACGTTATTTGCGGTGATTGGCACGTCGTACGGCGCTGGAAACGGTTCGACAACCTTCAACGTTCCAGATATGCGCGGACGCTTCCCGCTTGGGTCCGGTACTGGAACCGGCCTAAATGCTTCAGGCACAGGCGCGCCTTCAGGCACAACGCAAACAGCGCGGTCATTAGGCCAATGGGGTGGTGAAGAAACGAATTTGTTGACCACAACAGAAATGCCAAGTCACAATCACAATGGTGCTACACAGGGTGCAGGCAGTCACTATCACACTTTCGGCAAGCCTGCTTTAAGTTATGTTTCACCAAATGGTACCACTACTGTTTCGGTTCCTTCAGGCACCATGCACAGGTTTTCAGATTCTGATGGCGTGAATGATACCGACACGGCAGCCAATCACACCCACACTATTGATAGCCAAGGTGGTGGCGGCAGGCATAATAACGTGCCGCCTTTTGTCGTTCTAAATTTCATTATTAAAACTTAGGGGAAACATGGAAATATTAATAAGGGAAAACACCCAAGCGGATACCGGAACCAAAGGATATGCAGTTCAATTCATTGCCCAGCAGGGCAAAAGGCGAGTGGACGAATCAGATTTTTTCCCTGATGGATCAGAGATAGAAACCATCATTCAGCAGTTACGCAAACAGCTTCGAAAATACTTTGACGCCAACCCATAATACCGAGCAATTTCGCAAAATTTAAAATCAATGGTACGCTGGAATCATTCCTTTTAGGAGCGCTTCCATGCTGGCGTTTTTACTTTCGCTGTGCCTTTTTCAGATTGAAGGTTCTTCTGTTGAAGGCGGTCGCACGTCACCGGATGGACGCGAAGAAATTCAGATTGATTTGCCTGGCGCCGAACACATGAAGAACACCGGCGGGCGCGACGGCGCAGGCTTGTGCGTGTTTACCAGCGTGGAACACGCTGGACGCTGGCAGAACGTGGAAAGCGTTCGCGGATTCCAAACAAAAATGACTAAAGAGTTAGGCGGCGGATATCCGAGCAAGCTTGAAAAAATGATGGGAAAATACTGCACAGGCGCGCAATTCCTGCAATACGAAGGCAACGACCCAAGCTTGATCAAGCTAGCGCTTTCCACCGGAAGAATGCCAGCGGTCACTTACGGTTATAGTCCGCGCTACGGCAGCGGAAAGATAGCGCACATGGTGAATATCGCGCATTTGAGCGATCGCTGGGCAGCGATTCTAGATAACAACTTTCCTGGCGATAACCGATATGAATGGATGGCGCCAGAGGAATTCCGCAAACGCTGGATATCTGGCGGAGGCGGTTGGGCGGTCTTCCTGCTAGCGCCGCCACCGCCACCGGTTCCAGTTAACGCAAACGATAATCAGGTAGTTTACGGCGCAATCAAGCCGCGCGGCGGTGGTGGATGGGGCGCTAATGGTTGCCCTTCGGTCGAAGGAGACAGCAACCAGTCAGAATACAAGTGGGTCGAGTTTGCAGACGATGACGGCGGCGATCAAATTGCGCTCTATCGTAAATTAGTCCAAGTCGGAATCTGGTCACGCGCTGGCAATTACTACCGCGAGCTTCGCCCAGATGGAAGCTTCGGGCCGAGGCAGGATAAAGCGCCGGTGGAATTGCCTGCAATCTATCAGCGCAGCAGGCGCGTAGAGCAGGGGCCGCTATTCTTTGGCGTCGAGCGTGACAAGATTGACCAGGGTTGCGAGCGATTCTTCCTCGATGGCCGTGAAGTAAACCGCACCAAGGCTTTCCAAATCCTCAAGGAAGGCAACACGCTGACGGATGACCGCAGCAAGTTGCGCTTAACGGTGATAGGCAGCGCAGAGCAATGCCGACAAATTATCAATGACATGGACACAAACGCGGACCTCAAAGCATGGTCCGAACAAGTTCTCATTCAATGCTATCGCCCGAACGATTGGGCGGTTGCTAATGTTGGCTTTGCGCCTGGCGCGCCGCGTATCGTGGTACAGTCTGGACCGGATGCAAACGGGAACGGGAAAGTCTTACATTCTCAAGCAGACTATGACGGTGGCGCTGTCAAGCTAGCTCAGGCGTTGCGCAAGGTGCGACCGGACTACGACCCGAAGAAAGACCCAGACAAACGCAAGGAAGCTGATGCACCTGCAAGCGGTGGCTTTTCCTTCGTGATCATGCTGGCCGCAGGCATTGCCACCATGGTTGGCCTGCCATGGCTAGGAAAAATCATTGCCAGCATTCCAGCGATCTTGCCATTTTTCCAAAAGCAGGACACGCAAAAGGAACAGGCAAAGCCGGTATCACGCAAGCCAAAGCGAAACAGGAAAAAGACTTAAAGCAACGCTTGCGCGCTCATCAACACGCGCCATAAATCCATGCGAAGATAGGAGCAGACATGGCAGAAGACGTAAAGCCGGGATACAAGACGACTGAATTTTGGATAACGCTAATCGGTCAGGCGGTGGCGCTTGGCGTTGTGTTTGGTATCGTCCAACCGCAAGATCAAGGAACTATAGCCGATGCCGCAGGCAAAGCGGTGCAAGGCGTGTTTGCGCTTATCGTTAGCGGAGCAACTATTCTTTCTTATATCAGCGCACGCGTGAGGCTTAAAGACAAATGAACGCGCAAGGAATCATTACCGGTCTGATGCTTGGCTGGCTTTCCTGGCTGACGTTCTACGGTGGTTGCCATTGTGCCAGCGGAAGACCTCTGCTGAAAATCGGCAAATGGCTTCTTTGGTTGCTGACGCTGTGACGCAGGACGAGGAAGGCGAAGACCCGTGGCTAACCAACCTTGAGCGCGAATTCTTTGAGCGCGAGCGAGGCTTTACGGAAGACCCGGAAGACTTGCGCACCATTCTTTTGCGTCGGCTGGCAATCAAGTTTGATCTTCCTGTTGAATTTGTTGACCGTTTTATTCCGCTTCTGATGCAACAGTTTGTTTACGACTACAGCAGAGCGGCTACCATTCGCAAATGTTTTGAGCTTGCGGATGTAAACTTTCTGGACCTTATACCGAAAGACGAGCGCCAGAAGATTGAAAAAAAACAACTCGGACTAGGCAAAGACCCATTCAGGATCAGGCGTGAAAAATAGACCAGAAATAATTTGCCCGTCATGCAACGAAAAGAAAAAACACCGCGCGCGCGGACTTTGCCTGCATTGCTACACGGAAAAATACCCGCGCAAAAAAGTAGTGTGCCTTGGTTGTGGGATTCTCAGCGAACACAAAGCGCGCAACCTTTGCCATAACTGTTATCAGAAACGCTACCAAGACTTTCCAAAGCTGCCATGGAATCTTGGCCGTAATGCTGACGAGATTCTGGAAGCGCTGGACCGCAAGCGCGTTGTGCCAGCGCAGGCAACCAGCGCGCAGCCGGGAACTGAGGAAAAGATTTGCGTCATGATTGAACGCCATGGACGCGGTGAACTGCTGCATCATGAAGACGACAACAAGACACCGTTAAGACCGCCGACCTTATCGCATCAACCAGTACCAGAACTGGAACTCAGGCCGCACAAGACGCCGTATTGGATTGTTGACACCGGCGGGAATGATTTCTGATAAAAGGCTTGTACGGAATTGCGTACGGAATTATAAAATCCCGTACGGAAAATAAAATTATCCTTTTCAAAATGAGAATATGACCTCTTGCAATGCGAGATAATCAATGATGGCAAATTTAAACTATGCCAAATGACGAATGCTTCGTTTATGAACTATTGCAAATAAGGACTATTTGTTGAATTAAGTTTTTCAACTACGCTGCGTGGTTATTCTTTATTTTTTTGTACGGAAAAAAATTCCATTTTTGAAGTCATTTTTTGACGTACGGAATTTTGTACGGAAAAAAATTCTCATCGTTTTTTAATGATGAAAACAAAAGGTTTTGTACGGAAAATGGTTAAAAACAACCATGTTTTTTGAGGTAAATTAAAACCTAAAAATGATCACCAAACGCTTGTAAAATAGGCATTTCCGAAGATTGGTCTTGTACGGAAAAAAGGCATTGGGGTGCAAGAGGTCGCAGGTTCAAATCCTGTATCCCCGATTGGACTTACGACGATTTTGAAAGTGTAAAATTTCCGTACCAGTACGGAAAATCAACACTTTCTGGAAAACTTTTAGTATTGATTCCGCTTACAACATCGGACACACTTCCACCCATGGGAGGAACCCGATGAAAAAAAAATTTCCTCGCGTGCCGAAGCTATGCAGGCACAAGGCGCGCGACCTTGGATTCGTTACCGATCCAGAAACTAAAAAAGAAATATACCTCGGCCCATGGGGAGCGCACGAAACGCGCCGCGCTTACGAGCGCTGGGTGGCTGATTATATTGCAAGCCGCGACGTTCAACATCCATTGCCACGCGGCGAAGGTACGATCAAGCAACTGGTCGAAAAGTACATTCTTTTTGCGCGCGACTATTACCGAAAGCCTGGAACGCGGACAGTAACCAGCGAGTATAATTGCGTGCGCCAGGCGCTTCTCGAATTAAAGAACTGGTTTGACGTTTCTTGCGCCGAGTTTAAACCATCCGATCTTATCGCCGTTCGCCAACAAGTTATTGACCGCAAGCAAGTAAGCCAGAACGGCAAGCCATCGAGCAAGCAGCTATCTATCAGCACCATCAACGCAATCATAACGCGCTTAAAGCGGATGTTTAAAAAAGGCGTCGAGTGGGAATTCGTACCGGCGGCAACATGGCAGGCGCTTTCCTGCGTGGCAAATTTATCCTGGCGAACTGCGCCTAACCTGAGAGATACCGCGCCAATCAAGCCGGTTGATATTGAACACGTTCGCGCGGTCATGCCTTATTTAAAGCCAAAGTTTCAGTTGATGCTTGAAACGCACCTTCAAACTGGAATGCGCATAACGGAGCTATGCTCGATGCGCTGGCGCGAAATCAGCAAATATAACGAAGCGCTTTACGCGTACAAGCCAACCGAGCATAAGACCAAACACCGCGGCGTTGACAAGGTTATCTTCCTGCGCGCGGAACTGGTCGAGCGTATGCGCGAGCTACCGCGCCGCGGTGC